TGCGATCTTGCCCTTTTCGATCTTGTAATTCAGAAGATCGTCGCCCTCTATGCCGGTTTCGGACACGAACGTCACCCGCAGACAATCGGTCGGCAGTCCGTAATAATAGCTGAAGCCGAATGCAGGCGCGGGCGTGACGCGGGCGAGCTGGGCGCGTTCCTCGGCAAAATCCCAATCGGCCCGCTCAAGGCACGCTTCGACAGCCGGTATCCAATTCGTATTGAGCACGCGCGAGCGCTCGTTCGACGGGGACGGATCGGGATTGTCCAGGACGCCCTGGAGCAGGATTAGAAGCGCGTCGTTGAACACGCCAAGTTTGCTTGCCATCAGGTCAGATCGTTACCACCGCGGCTTTGTCGCCTACATTGCAGATGATGCCGACAACCGCATTTGCTGGAACAAAGACCCGGCTGGCAGCCGTAGTGGCGTTCGGAGACGAACCGAACGCCACATAGACCGCTGTATCGGTGGAAACCAGACAGAGCGGGCGCTGCCCAACATTGGGTGCTTCAGCCGTTGTCTGCTGGTTGCTTCCCGATGGCGCGATGCCCTCCGATACGATATCGTCAAAATCCAGCGCAGGCATGATGCCGCCTGCGCCAAGATAGCCACCCCTGCTGAATGCGAAATGCGTGAGCGCCATCGGTCAAGCCCTCGCCTGTTTCTTCTTGAGCCAGGCGTCGGCTTCAAGCTTAGTGTCAAACCCGGATTTCAGAACGCGGGTTCCGAGCCGGATGACCCATTTGAGCGCGCCAAGTTCTTCGGTATATGCGCCGTCCAGATCAGGGACGCGCAGCTCCTCCTTGGTCAGGTCGCGGACGGTGTAATAACCGAGAATGGACATGGCCTCCTTGTCGATCTCGGTGACAAGAATGTCGATATGATAGTGGAACAGCGAGTGGCGGATTTCGATCCAGTCGCCTGGCTTGATCTGTTCATGCCGGTGCCAGCAGTAGCGCAGATCCATGGCCTGTTCGAGCGTGTGGTCCGCTGGCGCGATGACATACCAGAGATTACGGCCATGCTCGGCAAGTTTGATGGAGTGGTCAGGGGCCTGAACGCGCGGAGGTTCCGTCACCACCTTGAGATCAGGCGCCGGCGCTGCGGCGGGCTTATCTTCTGCAGGCGCCGGTTTCTGGTCCTTGACTGCGGGTGCTGCCATGGTGTTTTTCCTTTTTGTGATTTGAATATCGAGACTACGCGGCTTTCAGCGGAACATCCCAGCGCAGGACGCGAACCCCGTCCGGATTGATCACTCTTGCGCCGACATAGGCGCAGGCAAGCTTGCCTGGCTTGGGGTCGAAAGGTTCGATGCCGCCCTCGACGGCCGATGAATGGTAGATCGCCGCCTGAGCGTCGAGATGCCGGTTGCGCATCCAGATCATCCGCCCCCAGACGCGGGAGTTCGGGCCGAAGATGGCAGGGGATTTGAAGAAGTCTTCATTGTCAAAGACAAGCGTGTCCCAGACCTTTGGCGACATCAGGCCAAACCGGTTGCTTGCCGGAAAATCGTGCGCATCGAACGCCAGATGCGTTTGCGCAATGCAATCCTGCAAATCCGAGCCCGCTATCATGCCTGCTGTTGACACGGCTTTCGCCAGTCTGCGTTCGAGGCTGTCCATCGTAGCCTTGATGGCGTTCACGGCCTTGCTGGGATTTTTCGCCTGTCCGCCGAGACGCTGCTTGACCTTTTCGAAAAAGGAAACCTTGCCCCAGTCGGCGGCATTGTACCCGGCAACATCGCTGACCTCGACATTCGGCTTGGCGTCTGCGGCCATCGCCGACATCATGCCGAGAAGGGGGATCTGCGCATTGTCGAGCGCGCTTCGAAACTCCGTTCGTGATACCATATTAGTGAATGACCCTTATTTCACCATCGTTGGAAACCGCGCTTTCACCATGCCATAATGACGGAACCCAGCCGCTTGTGACCTCGTGGGGTCTGGGCCAGCCGTGAAAGCAGCATATGCGCGTATGAGCGGAAAGCTGCCCGCCGTGAACTTTGTAGGATGCAATCTGGTTTGGGTAGAGGTCTTGCAGAATATCCACGCGCGGGGCGCAATGCATCAGCCAGAACTGATCGCCGCCCTGAACGTTCGGGAACACGGCTTCGACATAGCGTTGCCAGATCGACCCGCCAAAGCCGCCGCGCCAGGCCATGACGCCAGTCCCCCATTGACCTGGAAACAGTAAATCCTCCAGGACGGCGAACTCCCCGTCATAGGATGCGATGTCGTCGATTGGATTGATCACCAACGTGTCAAGATCGATCCACAAGATGCGTTCACCCTCTGCGAACACACCGGGCTTGAACAGGCTTACCTTGTTCATCCAGCCGATCAGGCCGTCATGCGGCAGCGGGCGGGCCTCGATCCCCGGAAGCAATCCGGTGGCATCATCCGTAAAACAGGTAAACCGGTGCGGCGCATCCAGGTTGCGCGCCACGGCCCGAGCCAGATTATTGGCGTATTCCGCACCGCGTCCGCAGTAATTACTGGCATTCATGGTGATGACGTTGAGCTTCATACGGCTCCCATCATAACATCATTTACGCCGATCATCCCGATGACATGATATCCGAACTCGGCGGCAATATAATCCCTTGCAGCGCCCTTCGGCACTGCGTAGCGTTCGGATAACCCCTTGTCCTCGAATACAATGATGGGATGATGCTTGCGGATCGTGCGCGCCGCGCCGCAGATGGCCTGCAATTCATGGCCCTCGACATCGAGATAGATCAGGTCGCAGGCCGGAAGGTCGAGATCGTCGATCGCCACGACCCGGACATCGCCGTCGCCATCGAGAAAATGCGCCCCGCTATTATGCGCGAACTTGACGAGCCCTGCGGTGGCCGCCGCCTGGCCGAGAGCAGCCCTGTGCTTGACCACATTCGCCGCGGTGACATTGCGCTCAAGGCAGGCAAAGTTCTTCTCGTCAGGCTCGAAAGTAACGACCGTGGCGAACTCCCGCGCCAGCCGGGCCGGAAACACGCCGACATTGCCGCCAGCCTGGACGGCAAGCGACCGGCCCTTGACATAGGGCAGGATATTGTCAACGTCCTCGACATCGGTCAGGCTGATCTGCGCCGGGCGGCTTCCAGCGGCTGGCCATTCGAAGCCACCTGCATTCACCGTCCCGCCCTGCACAAGATCTCGGAGCCTGTAGGGGGCGATCAGTTCGATGAAGCGCTCGTCATAGCGCTCGCCTTCAAACCGCATCGCCCATGCGCCGGCTTCACCGACGCTCACCGGATAGAACCGGCACCAGCGCGGCGCCCACGGCGCATCCGGATTGCGGCGATCCGTACTGTCGGATATCCTTGCCCGGTAGTAGCGGCTGTTCCAGTCGAACGGCTGAGCGAGCATCATGTTCAACGAACCGGGATAGGGACGGGTGCCAAGGGCATGCTCGATTTCCTCTATGCGATTTTCGTTATCGCGAAGGAATGCTTTCGTCGCCCCGCCTGCGCCAGCTTGCGCGAACCCGTAGACTTCCGCCGCGGCCGAATGCTTGCGGCGGCACAGCCAGATTTCCCGCGTCGGCTCATGCATTGCCGGGCCCCGCCGCTCGATATCGAAATAAACGCTTGCCGCCTGCTCCATCGCGGAGCGATTATAGCCGGGGCGGAATTCGTCTGTGACGTTCATCCTGATGACCGGATCGCTATCGTCAAGCGGGCCTTCCCAGATCATGACGCCGCCCGCATTGGTATGGCGCGCGAGCCAGAACCAGACTGAATTCAGATCTCCGCACTGGGCATAGATGTGATGCAGGACGGACATGCAGTAGACGACATCGAAGCCGCCGAATTCATGCCATTGTGCGCCGAGATTGATGGAGCGGAACCGAACGCGGTCGTGGCGCTGGAATTTCCGCGCCAGCGCGTTGTTTTCCGCAGGAAGATCGACAAAGCCGCGCCCCTTGACCTCTCGGCCCCTGTCGAGACCGAGAACGCGGCGCGCACCCGCGCTTGAGGCAAGAAACGACCAGAAACCATGATCGGCGCCGATATCGAGAACGCTTTTTCCCAGCATATCCGGTGCGGCGTCAACAGCATTGATCGCATGAACCTTGGCGAGCATCCGTTCGCCGGCGTCGTTCAACAGCCCCTCAGCATCCAGCGTAAACTGCTGGTAATCACCTTTTATGGATACGGTATCGCTCAACGTCAAACTCCCATTCGCCATCTGTGCAATATCTTTTGATCAATGCGTCCGCCTTGGTCATCGGCACGCCCTCGTAAAGCAGGACGTGATTATAGCAATCCAGGGCCGCGCGCTTGCGAAGCGCCTGATCCGGCGTCAAATCGCGCCTCACAGCATAGTCCGACTTGCCGGACGGACAACAGCTCCAGATTTCCTTGTGCGCATATTTCCGGTGGATGAACTCGTGAAGATTTTTGTGGTGAAAATGGCCGTATTCGCCTTCGACGCCATGAGTTACGATGCGATCATAACCTTCAAGATCCGGCAGATCCATGATGTCATCGCAGAACGGCTCGCCCGGCTCCGGCTCAACGCTCGGGATCAGCCTTGCGTTTGCGCCAAGCGTTTCACATGCATCAAAAAACTTCCATGCCCGGATGCTGTCCCGTCGCGGGACGGAGCAGCAGATGATCGTCCATGGGCCGCGATCGGTCAGAACGAGGCCGCCAAACCACATGACCTCATCGTCGGGGTGTGCAACGACCAGAACCGAACTCACGTAAACCGACTCCACAATTTCTCTGCCCGTTGCCAAAGCGTCGGATGAACTTTCCGCATGTAGCACTGATGCGCCCAAGGCAGCAGGCCATTACCATGCACCGTGAATTTCATCCCCGCATTCATCAGCGTCGGCAGGACGAACTCGACCCAGCTTTCGGCCTGGGCCATCATCCAGAACGTGGTGCGAAACGCCTGGTCTTCGACGACACAGGTGCATTCGTTTTCTTCACGGAGCGATCCGCCGATATGGGTTTCCGATCCGAATGATGAATCGGCGCCAAATATATGAACGTCGCGATAGCCAAGCGCACCAACCAGAAACACGCCGCGCGTAATGCCTTGAGCACCGCCGAACACTTGAAGCCGTCCAGCCAGGACTTCCATCATTTCCGGATCCGTCGTAGCGGTATGCCAGAGCGTGACTTTCTGGCCAAGGCCAAGCAGCGTCTCGATGACCTTCGGATTGACGCGGCTGGCGATCAGCCACTCGCAGCCGGGAATATCGCAAACATAGCGGTCCATCTCCGGCGTTGCATCCCAGATCATGGCGTAGTCAACAACAATGCCAGCCTCGTGCAGCGCCGGAATTGCGGCATTGATCGCCATGACCTTGCCAGTTAACTTGCCCAGATTCGCCATCAGGCTCGGCGCGGAGCCGCATAGCGACAGCTGGGACGCCTTGCCTTTGCGCACCGGGTGGTTTTTATCCAACTCCGGCAGGCCGAGACCGATATTGTGCCTTGTCTGTTCCAGCAGAACCGGGGCCGTGGTATTGACGACCAGATCATGCTTGACGCGGGCCAGCGCGCACGGCCCCGGCGCGCTGGCCATCTCCGCAATTGTCAACGTGTCAAGGCTCAATCAAATTCTCCAAATAAAAAAACAGGCCGGGAGATTGCCCCCCGGCCTTTACCTTACAACTTATGCAGTCGTCATCTTGCGGCAGACGACGAAGAAGTTCATCACACCTGTCGCGGTCTTCTGAGCGCCTGACTGGATGGTGACCTGGTTGCCGGCTGCGATCGTGTTAGCAGTGCTCGGCGTTGCCGCATAGACGGTTCCGATTGCATCGCCTTGGCCCCATGTGATGGTGCCTGATGTGACGGTGCTGCCGGAGACCACCAGGCGGACGAGCTTGTCCGACGCTCCGGTAGCGACGGTCGTGACGATCGAACGGAAGGCGGTGATGCGTCCGGTGAACGGAGCCACCAGACGCGCCAGGGTCTGCCCTGCCGATGTCAGCGTTGCGGACGTGAACTGCAGCACCGTATCGTTGGCGACGCTCTGCCAGATCGCCGCCGCCGTCGAATTGTCAACGCACACATAAGGCTCATCCACGTCGGTCTCGACATAGATGGTGCCGACGAGCGCGCTGTCGGCTACGTCAAGAGCGGCGTCCGGACTTGCCGAACCGGACAGGAGGCTGAACGCCCCGCCGCCGGCCAGAGCCGAAGCCGCCGTCACGCCGGTCGATGCGACAGCCGACACGGCGTGGAACGTCTTTGCCGTAATCGCCGTCTTCGCCGTGGACGTATACTCAGTGACGATCAGAAGATCGCCGACATTGATGCCATAGCCATCCGGAATGTAAGTTCCCGCAATGACGGTTGCAGCAGCGTCCACGCCTTCATAGGACCAGATCGAGACGGCCCCGACCTGAGCAACGCAGTAGAGCTGGGTGTTGTCAAAAGCCATTGTTCAGCCCTCCTTAAAGTGCTGCGGTGTCGTTGTGAAGCATGCGCACGATGCCGCCGACCTGCAGGGCTTTGGAACCCTGGTAGGCGGATGTGCGAGCCCACGAATAGTCGTGCTCGTCATTCACACCGATTTTCGTCTGCATGTTGCCCATGTTCAGGGCATGGCCGCAGGCGAACTTGTGATAGACAAAGCATGACGCGGACGAGGTGCCGACGTTGGTCAGTCCAGGATGCATCGCCCATTTGACGCTGTTCCACTGGCGCCACTGAGTGATGTTCATGAACGGCTTGTCGGGTACATAATCGCCGGACGAGAACTGCTGGACTTTCATCATCTGCTGGAAAGCCATAGGCGTGAGAAGCCCATAGCGTTCGCCATCACGCGGTACGAAGTTGGCGTCCAGGATTGCGACAGCCTCGGACATGAGCGCAAGTGATGCGGCGGCGGCGACACCGGAGTTGGTGTCATAAGTCGTCGTCGCAAGCTGTGTCAGGATAAGGTTGTCGGTCTTCTTGTTGATCGAGATGACACCGCGGCGCTGCATGGACAACTTCTGCGGCACGGAGCTTGAGAAGATGTTGAAGTTGTTCTTGCGTGCGAGGTGGTGATACTCGGCCAGCGTGCAGCTCTCGGAACTCTGGCCGTCTCCTGCATAGGGGATATTGCCGTTTGCGCCGCGCGCTACCGCTTCATCGGCCTGACCTTCGATAATGAATATGAAGGTGTCGCCTTTGACATCGCCCTCGGTCTGCACGGTGCCGCGCAGCCAGGACTGCTTCTGCTCGTAAGCTGTGACAAACTCTTT